ATAATGCAAGAGCAGAATATAAATGAAAGTTTGATCTAATGGATTATATACAAAGAATAAAAGATGAAACAGATACAAATGCCTTAGATTCATTATATACAGAATTTATGAAAGAATCTCCAACAGAGAAACAGGTTGCGTGGTTCATAAAAGATGCAAAAGCTAGAAAAGAACAATTACTTAAATAAATAATTTATGATAACAGATCTAACACCACAGCAAATTGCTAGAATAAAATATAATGATATACAAGTTAGAAATTATAAATGGAATATTAAAAAAAAGATAGAAGAAGAACAAAAAGCAAAAGAAGAAATAGAAGCATATAAAAAAAGAATGAGAGAAAAGAAAGTAGAATATACAATTAGGCCTCATGATTATTACATTAAAGGCAATACTATTATTGACGAGGAAGAAGAAGTTGCAGCAGGATTTGAATTTAATAAATAATTATGAAAACTAAAGAATTAATAGCTTTTCTACTTACACAGGATGATGAGATAGAATGGGTATATGAAAAAAAAGAATCAAAATTATGAAGATCATTAGCACAAAATAGAACTTACTGGAAAATATTTAAATGAATATGAGATAAACTTGGATATAAAAAAGAAACAGTTAGAACGAATATACTCACAGCATTATTTTGAACTTATGAATGTAAAATGTTTTGAATAATACATTTAGTACCAAATAAAACCAGTACTACTGAATTAGATAGAGAAGAAGCAATAAAAGTAATAGACGCATCATTAGCTTATGCAAAAAAAATAGATGCTTGAATAGAAATTACGCCAAAGGAAATACAAGATTTATATAATAACTATTAATATTATGTTTACAAAAGAATCAAATACTTTAATTTTACTGAAAGCATTAGAAGAAAATAGAAGATTAGATATATTAGATGCATTAGTATTATTACAAGTAACTAAACAAAATCTATACTCTGTGATACAAAGTTTAAATTATCATTTAGGTGGAAAATGTATAATTATTGTAAATTATATGATTATCATGAGACCAGTATATTTAAATAATTTATGAGTATATAAGAGAAATAAAAAGTATTCACTTATTAGTAATGATAATAATATATATAATATGCCTATTGATTATCCGTATAATGTGTATAAGGAGGGCTTTATTTATAGAATGATATATAATTTATTTGGAATAAACTAAACAATATGAAAATTAATTGAGCAGAATTAAAAAGAATTAGAAAAGAAAAACAAAGCTTAGATCTAAAAAAAGATTTTTCAATGAAAGAAATAGCAAAGAAATTAGATCTATGAAAACAAACATATATAAATTATGAAACAGGATTTAGAAATATATCCCACGCTAGATTAAGGAAATTATTTTATATACTAGAATTAACAGATAGAGAGATTGAATTAATTACTAATATATAGATATGTGAGCTAATATGTGATTTACTAATGTAGATAAGATAAAAATAGTAGAAAATAGAAAAGAATTTTTTACACAGTATTACGATAGATGTCCTGCATTATGTCAGATTAATATAGATTTGTGTGATGAGAAGTTGAAAGAGTATAAAATATAATATATCTTTTAAAGAAAAAAAATGATAGAAATAAGAATAAGAGACAACCAAAATACATTATGAAAAACAATAGATTTTATCTTATTAGATGGTAGTAATAAAATATTAAATTATCCAATTTCACAAGAACTAATAATAGATATATTCTCAAATAATTGTAAAACAGCATTTCAAGCAAGATTACAACAAGAAAGAATACAAAAGTTTATAGATTATTTAATTAATTTTGTATATAGAGACTTTAATATCACAGAAGATTTTTATCAAAAAAACTTACTTTTACCGCAATTAAAACATACTCTATTTAAGCTAAAAAAAATTAATTTACCAAGATATACACATACATTTAAAGAACAAAAAGTATCAAAAATACCAGAAGAAGTACAAAAAGCATTAGAAATAAGCGAAAAGGCTTTAAAATATGAAAAAGATATAAGAAATAAAATAAAAGAAATAGAGAAAGATAAACAAGAATATTTTAAGAAATATTGAACATTATCACAAAATACAGAAACTTATTTACAAAACAAATTTAAAAAATGAGAACTTCGACAATAAAATAAAAGAATTAGATAAACTTGTAAAGCAATCAAAATCATTATAATAAAAGATAGATTTAAATAATAATAAATAAATTATGTCTGCTAAAGAAGTATGGTATCAATTTAATTGAAATTCATTATCGGATCTAGAATGAGATATAAAAATATTAACAACTGAAAAAGAATGGGATGAGTTACTTTCTATCCCGCAATGAGATATACAGCAAGTAAAGATTAAAATAGTCGAGATATTATTAAATAATCGTTAATTTATGAACACTGCACAACGTAGTCAAATTGAAAAAACTCTAAATACTCATAATGTAATAAAATTAAATGAGTTAAGAGAATGACTTAAAATAATTCAAGATAATTTAGAAAAAGAAGATAGAGATGTAAGAGAATATATTGAGTTAATCACTCAAAGAATGTATGATATATTATTAAATAAATAATATGAGAATACGTGAAGAAGACATTGCAGACGTAGTAATGTGAATTGCTCTTACTTCTGTACTTATATGAATATGAGTAGTCGGACTCACTCTTTTAATTGTCACTGAAACTAAAAACGCTGTACTTTATATATTAAAAAAAGAAAAATGAAAACATTAAAAGATTTTAATTTAGAAAAAGAAGAAAAAATAGAAAAAGAATACCCTATTGTAACTTATGATGAATATTGAAATACATTAACTTTTAAAAATAGTGATTGATATTGGAGGGAATACACTCGTGATGAGAATTGACGTGTATTAACTTTTAAAGATAGTGATGGATATTGGGAAGAATATACTCGTGATGAATGTTGAAATGAATTGACTTATAAAGATAGTAATTGATATTGGAATGAATACACTTATGATGAGAATTGAAAAGTATTGACTTTTAAAAATAGTTATTGATATTTGAGAGAGAAAAGAAAAGAATGACTATTGGAATATGATAAAAGTAAAGATCAATATAAATTAAATTGAGAAGTTTATATATTAAAAGATTAAAAATGAAAAGCTACCAAACTATGAGAATAAATGCAGATAAATTAGATGAAATTGAATTCAAATATAAAAATGGTCAACTTGGGAAAATGGAATGCAGAAATTTAAGAAATGAAGTAATAATCAGTACATTGAATATATTAAAAAGAGATTTGTATACTAATTTAAATCTTCCAAGTCATTTAACTGAACAAGCTATTTAATAACCACTTGATTATGAACTATAATAAACAGTCAACAGAGATTTTAGAAAAAGAATATAATAGATTAATGTACACAAATATATCATTATTAAGTAAGGATATTATTGAAACAATAAGTTATAATATAGATTTAATATGAGCTGTATTGTATTTTAGGAAACATTGAGATACTAAATTAATAAAATAAATTATGCAAACATTAAAACCAGTTACTAATACAGTTGATAGAATATCAAATAGACTTATTGACAGGACTATTGATGAAATTCAAGAGCTTACAGATATAATAATGACTCCATGATACCCTGAAGTAGTTTATACTATATTAGATAAGCAAAGAGCAGAACTTGAAGCAGTATTATGAAGAGTTATTGAAGGAAATAATATACATTAAAAAAATAAAAAAATGAAAAATAAATATTTAGAATATATAAATAGATTTCAAGAATGAAATGAGTATTGAATATATTTTATAGAGAATAATTTTAAAGAATGAGAACTTTCTCAATCTCAAATAGAACATTGTTTAGATTTTGTATATTCAAATAAAAAGAAATTTAAAAAAATTTGATTAAAAACTATTCTTGAAAAAGCAGATGCTTGGAGTAAGAAAATACAAGATAATGCTTCAAAAACAGATAATGAAATTGAATGAGTAGATTATGAAGTAGTAAAAGACTTTTGAGATTGATTTAAATTTGTTAAATTAATCTCAAAACAATGTTATGAAAGAGAATGAAAACTAATGAGTCATTGTGTATGATCTTATTATTGAAGAGATGTAAATATATATTCTCTTAGAGATCATAAAAATTTACCCCATGCAACTATTGAAGAAGAGAATCAAGTAAAAGGTAAATGAAACCAATCGGTAGATAATAAATATTTTTGATATTGTATTAAATTTCTTGAAGAGATGTGATTTTCAATTTGAGAAAATGAAATGAAAAATATATGATATTATAAACTAGATACTATAGATAAAGACTTATCTTGTGAAAAATTATATGATTGAAAATATGTATCTGATAAAGATTTACATTTAATTAAAGATAAAAATTGAAATAAATACGAATGATTCTGATTATTAAGTATTAAAAAATTATTTGAAATAAACTTTGAAGCTAAAGTAAAACTAAAATGGAATTTTAATATATCATCAATAGTAAAATACTTTATATCTACCTCTGCACACTCTGCAACGAGTTGAGACTCTGCACACTCTGCAACGAGTTGAAACTATTCACACTCTGCAACGAGTTGAGACTATGCCAACTCTGCAACGAGTTGATACTCTGCACACTCTGCAACGAGTTGAGACTCTGCACACTCTGCAACGAGTTGAAACTATTCACACTCTGCAACGAGTTGAAACTATTCACACTCTGCAACGAGTTGAAACTATTCACACTCTGCAACGAGTTGAAACTATTCACACTCTGCAACGAGTTGAGACTATGCCAACTCTGCAACGAGTTGAAAATATGCCAACTCTGCAACGAGTTGATACTCTGCACACTCTGCAACGAGTTGATACTCTGCACACTCTGCAACGAGTTGAGACTCTGCACACTCTGCAACGAGTTGAAACTATTCACACTCTGCAACGAGTTGAAAATATGCCAACTCTGCAACGAGTTGAGACTATGCCAACTCTGCAACGAGTTGATACTCTGCACACTCTGCAACGAGTTGATACTCTGCACACTCTGCAACGAGTTGATACTCTGCACACTCTGCAACGAGTTGAGACTCTGCACACTCTGCAACGAGTTGAAACTATTCACACTCTGCAACGAGTTGAAAAGAAAGTATTTCATGTTCAATTTGATATAAATGACAAGCAAAATCCACTATTTGAAATTTTATAGTATTATCTGAAATCGTAAATATAAATTGAGATTATAAAGTTTTAGATGTAAAAAGTGTACGAGTAGATTGAAAAATAATAAAAGAAAATACTTTTTACAAATTAGAGAATTGACTATTTATTGAAGGAAATAATATACATTAAAAAAATGATTATGACTGAAAAATATTATAAATATTCAACGCATCATAAATGTTGTCGCAGTAAGTGATGAACTAATGAAAAAGATAATCTAGTTAAATTAAAAGTAGTACACCATAGAGCATTGCATACAATATTTCAAAATGATACTACTATTGAAAAAATAAGAAGGATTTTACAAATGGACGCAACAGTAATACAATGAGATTTTAAGCGTGATATTGAACGAATATTAGATTTATACGATTGATTAGAATATCATAGTCATGTAATTAATAATAAATAAGCTATGAAATCTTTTATTACAGAAAGCAGAAAAGAAACATTAAAACAAATAGAGGATATAAATAAAACTCTACTTTTAGAGACTCTGCCAAATGAAGCAATAGCTATATTAATGAAAGAGAAGGAAGAATTAGTAAAATTATTAATTAATTGATAAAATGAAACTAAGGGGAAAACTAGAATCAAATGATCTAATATGGGAGATACAGCATAGAATAAATGTACTTACTTATATGGAGTCAACTAAACTCACAACAGCTGTAAGAAAACAAGTAGAAATAGTATTAGATCAAGAAAGGGAGAAATTAAGAAGGCACGTAGAAAATACAATTAATAAATAAAAATGAAAATATTACAAGCACATCGTAATTGAATCACTATTTTATATAAAGATGGTAGTTTTGAGGAGAAATATAACTCTTCTAAAAGATTTCAAACAAGTGAAATACAATGATTAACTACAAAAGAAATAGAAGATTTATACTTATCTAAAAAATAAATAAAAATGAATAATTTAAATAAAATTAATAAAGCTAAAGAAGAGTTAGCTAAGGAAATATTAGATGAGATATGGAATATAACTCAGAATTTAGATAATAATTGAGATGTAGAAACAGCTGATTCAATATATAATAGAGTAGATGATTATATAAAACGTGAACATTTATTTAAAAGTGATTATACTAAATAACATATAAAAATGAATAAAATATATTTAGCATTAGCAGAGAATTTACAGAGTATGGTTGATGCACAATCTAGAATAGCTTTAAAAATAAATATAGAATGAAAAGTAGATAGAAAGCTGTACAATAAAGATGATGTAATGAATGTTTCACTTGTATTTATGCATATTATATGAAATATAGCAGCTGATCATTGTATGAATGAAAGATGAATGTCAGTAGAACAAGCAGGATTAATAGCGGAAGAAATATGAAAAAATATAAGACAAACTATTTTACTAGGTACTTGAATTGATACTCATAAATAATAAGCAAAAGAAAACGGGTGTAGGTTGATTAGTAATCTGAATAAGACGAATATAATACCCGAGCAATACCATAGTAGTTATTGGTATTCGAGAAGCTTTATGCAGGAAAACTACTCCTTAGATTTAGCTGAAATCCTACGTTTATGAACAAACCTACTCTAAAAGTATGATTTGTTCTCCATAAACTAATGAGGGTATAATAATGAATAAGTCTGCTAGAAGATGCAAAACTCGTGCTAACAAGCAAAAGAGAAAACGTATACGAAAGGAGCAATTATTACATAATTAGTATGAGGGGGTATATCCCCCTTTTTATAAAAAAATTGTAAAAATCTAATAAATAAATATAATATATATACAAATTAAATTTGTTGTTTGCTAAAGCTCCTAACTCTTTTTGAGTTGGTGGCAGTATTAATAAGGTTTCTTCATTCCTTATTGGTACTGTTGCCTACTTAAATAAAAAAACCCTAGCATGACTTAGGGTTTTTTATATGTTATCTTCTATTGCTTCACTTATTTTTTCAGATATATCAAAATCAATATCATAGCCTATTTCTTCTATAAAATCACGTAAAGTATTCCATGAAGCTGGTTCATCTAAAATATATCCGTCCTCAGTATGTACTAGATAACAATTAATTTATATTATTATTGCAAATTTATTTATACGCTAATAAATATTGTTTTTTATTTGAAAGAGCCATGATAGCTTTTTGAAATAAACATTCTCAATGAAACTTTTGATCTATTATTAAATTAACAAACTCTTGTATATGCTCTTCACAGTTACTATTTATATTGTAGTAATCACTTAGTTTTAAATACATTGCTTTCATAGTTTATTTTTCAGAATTTAAAAACTCAATTGCTCTCATTATAACAGTAACTGCTTCTTGTCTTGATATAGGTTCTCTCGCTCTTTTACCATCCCATAATCATAACTCGAATCATTCAACGGCTTTTTCTAAATCAATTCATTCCATAATATTTTTTTTATATTCTAAAATAGGATCTAACGAATCTATTAAACTATATTTACTCGGAAATAATAATCATAAATCTGTATATTTTAAATACATTTTCCCATGATCATATTTTTCTTTTCAATAACTGTTTTTTATTATAAAACATCCTTCTTCGTAATCATCATCATATCATATAATTAATACACAGTGTCAGCTGCCTTTATCGCCTCATAGAACGTATGGGGATTCATATCCCTTACTCCATTTAATACTATTACTTCAAACCACTACAGGGCGGTTATTTATAATACTATCTTTTATTTCATCTATAGTAGATACTTTCGCCCATCACTTAATTAGTTTTAAATCTCTTGCTGTTCTCGGTCATTCAACTACATAAGCTCAAACCTTAGGATCAAGTCTTCATAATTCTAATGCTTTTAATCATAGATCTTTTCACAATATCCTTACTGCACTTCATTCAAGAAAGTTTTCTTCATTACTTCCATGAGCAGTTGAATAGAATACACACATTTGTTTTGTTATTTCTTCTAATCATTGATTTTGATACTCAACATTATCAAGTATACATTTAGAAAGAATCTGTGTTCATACAAAGAACATTTCATCATATTTATAATCTCTTTCGTCATTCTTATCTATACAATAGTTTTGTTCCATATTTATTTATTAGAATATAAGATGACCTTCAATAACAGCATATATTGCTGCATAAAAACTTATTATAAATCAAATTAATAATACCATAACGAATAATATTGCCTTACCTAGTTTATTCATGAGAAATATAGTAAATATATATTAAGAGCTGTAAAAACGACAATTAAAGACGCTGTTATTAATAATCAATAAATGATTATTTGTAAAGATAGTTTTATTTTTTCCCACATAGTATTTATGTTAGTTTTTTAACAGGTACAACAATTTTTTCAGGTCTTTTTATTCTCCCTTTTCCTTTTTGTCATATTTTAGCTGTTCACTTCTTTAAATTTCATTTAGCCATTTTTATTTAATTATCTAATATAAACATCAATTCAATTCATTTGTAAATCTGAAATATAAATATTTATTAAATCAACTTTTTGATTTAATTCTTTAAATCAAAGCATAGTGTAATAAGTTGCTAAAAGTATTCCTATGATAATTATTATTAAAAATATATGCTTCATTATTTTATTTTGTTTTTTAAATAAGATTCTATTATTTCTCCCATTTTTTTAAGTAGTAAGCTAACTGCGTCAAATTCAGGTAATTCCTTTCACGATCTCACTGTATATGCATTCTGTATAATTGAATACGTCTCTGCCATAATTAATATGCTTGCAATAGCTTTTAAATATGCTTCGCTATCTAAATCTAATCATTTAAACATGAGTGCAATAGATAAAAAAACCATTAATACTAATACTTTCTTTATTAATCATAATCACGCTTGTTTGCTTGTAATACCTGATTTATCTAATACATATTGCTTTGATATTCATGCAATAAAATCGATAATCATTAATATTCATAATATATAGAATTGTGTATCTATTATATTTAAGTATTCGAAAAAAGCAATTGCACCAATATATCAACTAATCTTAGTTGTAGCTATTACATATGTACTATCAATCATTTTCAGGAGTTATAATAATATTTATTTTTACTATATCACATCCAATACAAAAAGCAAGATTTTTATACTATGTTTCCTGCATTTTGGTATGCCCTTTTTCATGCACTACTTTCTACAAGCGAATAAGCTATACAGATCAATATACATTTAAATGGTAGTGTTATAAAAAACCGAGGTACTATATATAGTTTTTTATATAATTTTAACTTATGTATGTTTTTATATTTAAACGCAATAGATATAAACGAGTATTTAATTAATCCCCGATTTGCTTTATGGAATCATTGTTGTTTCCAAAATGAAATATCATGGCGGATAAATGAGAGTGTATCTCAAAATAGCCAAGTCATTAAATCCCTGATACTCTTCGGCATATACTCAGCTCATATACCGTTTATTACTCAGATATTTCTTAAAAAGTTTATATCTGCTACAGAATACGAACGAAAAGGAGCTACTTTTAAAAACTCCTTTCTTTTTTTATTATTCATAATTACATCATTGGTACAGGCCTATTGTCTGTAAAAATAAAATCATTTACTATAACATCTCAATTATATGCCTCATTTAATAATGTATTTGCTTCTTCCTCAGTGATAAATGTAAACTCAAAATCTAAGTCTAGTGTTCTAAAATATTCTACTTCCTCTTCTAGTGTTTCATCAGGATATTCTACCCTCAATAAACAACAGTATCTCATAAATATATTTTATTTATATCAGTTGTACTTAATTCTACAGCATTTATATCAGTTGTTCAAAGTAATATACTCATTTTCTTTTAATTATTAAGTATAGTTTTTATCTCATTTAATTTTGTTTTACTTGCAATTATCCAAGGATGTTCAAGTAATTCAGGATTATTAACTGCGAGTAAATCAACTACAATATCAAGAGTTCATGCAGTAAGATTTAGTTGATCAGAGAGTGAAGCTATTTTTTCAATAGCTTCTTTTTTTTGTAGCTTAGTTTCAAATTCAATATTTTTTATATATTGCTCTGTCTCTGTAATAGTCATATCAGAATTTAATATACATCATTTACCTAGTTTAATTCTATCCTCATCAGATATAGTATATTCAGTTATTACTTCGTTGTTTTCTTTTACCAGTTCTAGTTCATTGTCTGGTATATTTGTCAGAGATAGTTCATCTCAATTTTTTATAATGATTTCCATAAGTTTTTTATTATTAATTAAGCATACATTTGTTGAATTATTAAAGTCCAACTATATCAATTAGAATATCAGCCAGTTCTTATTTTTGTTGTATTTGCTTGTTGATATATAATTCATCAATTTCATGGACTTCAAGAATTCCATAATTGAGTTGTAGCAGCAGGATAAGGAGGATTAGCACTTGTACTCCCCCAATTATCATTTCTACCATAAACATCTCAAAACTGTGTTCATTGGATTGAACTTATTTGAGCAGCTATAATAACTTTATATTTCCCTGCAATTACATCAGCTTGTGTAAATCATAAATTGTGTGTAAATGTATGAACTGTGTCAGATGTAGCAGTAAAGGTTGAAGTATATATATTCCTAGGATATGTTGTACCTCCTCCTCCACTAGCACCTCATAATACTAACCATTCATCAGTTCATATTTTTTCTAGTGCTAACGTACCATATTGATCCGCCGTCACTACACTTCACGCACTTACTCCATTTACAGTTACTCCTGTGTCTCATTCTACTGTAGTTGCACCTGCACCATATTGAGTAACTATTAAAGTTGTTCATATTGAATACGCTACACTTGCATTTAATGGTATTGTGAGAGTATTTGCAGAGGCATTATTCATTAATACCGATTTACTCGCATCAGTTAATACAAGAGTATATGTAGTACCTGTTTGTGTATTAATAGTAGTTATTATCTTTGGATCTGTAAGCGTTTTATTTGTAAGTGTTTCTGTTCATGTATACGTAGAAATAGAAGCTCATGCGAGTGTTGAAGATCATGTCCCTCAATTAGCTACTGGTAATATTCAAGTGACTCATGTTGTTAATGGTAGTCAAGTTACGTTTGTAGCAACTAATGCACTAGGTGTTCATAATGCAGGAGCTACAAGTGTTTTATTTGTAAGTGTATCTGTTGTATTTCTTCATACAAGTGTATCTGGTCATGTAGGAAGAGTATTTGTATTAATAGTTCATAATCATGTTACATTATCAGAGTCGTCTATAAGTATTCATGATGTTTGTACTCATTTAACTCAACCGTCTCATCTAACTATCGCATTATCAGTAATATTAGATCAAGCAGTTACATCTCAACCTCCAGAAGAATTAACTATAGGATTAGCTGGATCTGTAGCATCTACTGTTATATTCGTTCATCATACAACTGAAACCACTTGTCAATCAGCACCAGCTGGACCAGTTGCTCCTGTTGCACCAGTTGCACCAGTAGCTCATACATCCCCTCTTGGAATAGTAAAATCAAAAACAGCAGCACTAGTACTTCAACTATTTACTACAGTTGCAGAACTTCAAGGAGCTCAAGTTGTTGTGGTTCCTGCAGTAGCTGTTGCAGCGGTTCCTGTATCTCATTTTAAGTCTGCTCTTGTTGCCTTTTTTGTAACTGGAGTACCTGATAAGTCTACATACGGGATGAGATCTGTATCTTGAGGCGTTCCACTTGTTAATTGGGAGATTTTCAAATCCATAATAAATATAATTAAAAATAAAGTTGTATTTTATAATATTATCTTTCTTCTCAAAACTCTAGTAATCATAAAGCTTCTCAACCTGTACCTGTTTTAAGGTTAGATACAAATAACGCTATTATATCTCAACCAGAGAAATATAAGTCTAAGTCTTGGTTTGGCTCATTTGCTGTCATTGTATTTCCTGCAATATTTGCTGCTGTCTTTAGCTCTAAAGCACCATTTGTAGATAATATTCTCGTAGATGTTGTTAAATCTAAGTTTTCTACTCAATCTTCTATACCTTTCCATACTGTACCATCTATATTATAAATAAAGAGAGCATGAAATATAGAGTAATCTAACACTCCTTTTCATACTCACCATGCACTAGAGCTTATATCGCTTTCTACTAAATTTCCTCATCTTGTACTTGTGATAATCCCTCAATTATCATCTACTCAAATTTCTTTAAGCTCTTGTGTTTTTTCATTATAACATGAAATAACTGTTATTCATCCAGTTTCATAGGCTGTATTTAGATTTCTATCGTTTATTTTTGACTCATCTGTTAAATTTGTTCACATAATGTCTGAATTAAGAGTAAGTTGTTGTAGGTACTGTTCTTTATGTATAAATATTATTTATACTGCTTTCTAACAATATTCACGATCAATTTTCTTGTAATATTTTTCATAAAGACTCTTGTATAAGATAATTTAGATTTGTTTTTCTTGTATATGAAGAACTGGGGATAGTTCTTCATATATAAGAAGTTGATATTGGCGTTCTTGTCATAATATAAATATTAATAATAAACTATCATCTAGGTGTTACTCACCCTTGTACAGAAGGTACACTAATTAAGTCTTTAATTTTATCAACAAGCTTTTCTCTTGCCCCTCCTCTAATTCATAACTCAGAAGTAACATATAACTTAATTATATTTTTTAATACTGATTTTAAATCTCTTTTAAATTCTTCTTTTTGTATTAATGCTTTCATTTTAGCTATAAACTCTTCCTGAGTCATATTATTCATCTGACTTCTTAATTTTTCTATTGATTGTGTAATAGGAGTTTCATCAATTACTTTCATTGTGTCATCCATTCCTCTAAGAGTACCTAATTTCTTTATTTTATCTATTGGGGCTATTTGTTTTGGAGTAGGTAGTATATTAGATGATTTTTCACTCATTAATGTCGCTCTATCTAGTCATCTTTTTATTTCGGCTAAACTTGCCTGTCTTGCTGACTCTTCTGCAGCTTTACCCGTTAATGGTTGTGTTGTTCTACCATAAGATCATGGAACAGATATATTTCATCCTCTTGGTATAGTGCTAGGTCCTGCTTTTCATAATCATTTTTTAGCAGTTGATGAGAAAGGAGCTAATAGAGAATCAAACATATTTCATAATGTTTGTGATATAGGATCAATAGGATTTTTTATAAAAGCTTTCTTATTAGCATAAGGTTTTGGTGTTGTAGTAGGAGAATATACAACCTCTTCATAACCAAAATCACTTCATTTTAAATCTTTTGTATTTACTTTAAAAGATTTAACTCTTCAATCCTTTCAAGCAAAGTTCTGGGCAATTTTTTTGTTTTTTGTCAAAAAATCTCAAGAGAATAATTCAAAATCTTTATTAGTTTTTATTCATCTAAATAGTGTTACTTGTTTTGGTATATTTTCCCAATCTTTAGTTCATATTGCTCTAAATAAATCATCACTATCTAATTCTGATAATTTTTTAAAATCTCATGAAACATGAGGATTTAAACTATGGGGATTATTTTTTATTGTATTTATTCATTTCTTTACATCACTTCACATCTTACCAGGATTAATAAATGCTTTTTTGTTTATAATTCCTTTTTGATTTAATTTTGATTTAATCATATTACCAAACTTTGTTTTTTCTAGTCATTTTTTACTTTCTTGAATAACTGCTTTCTCAATAGTCTGAGGAGTTATTATCGGTTTTCCAGATGCCGCCCTTTCTGGTAACATCAAAGGTTTTGGCTTGTTTATGAGTGGAGTACTGCTACCAGAAACCCTATCACTAAGAATATTATTAATAGTATCATTTCTTTTTAAAATATTAGATTTTAAAATACCTTCTCTTGTTGCTTCTATTGTACTCGGTTTTGTTTGTTTTGAAAGTCATTTAATTAATGCTCTTTTTACAGGAGTCATTTCTCATACTTTCTTTCATAAAAACAAGGCAACATTTGTTGGTTCTCCTCAACTTAATGCAATCCAGTCTGTAATACTTATGTTATTATTTCAGGAACTTCTTTTTAGTTTCTTTGCTAGGTTATCCGCAAAAGTTTTCCATCATTGAGTGTTCTTATTAATCTCTTTAAGATTTTCTAATCATTGTGATTTAGCTGTTTTAAATTGCCATTCCCTTACTCAATCTTGTAAATTTTTACTTCTTAAAGCATTCTCACTTGCTGCATCAACCCATGAATATTTAAAATTCTTTGAGTATAGTCTTTTTAATTCATTTATTTCACTCATTGAAAGACCTTCTATTTTATATTTTTTTGCTAGTAAGTTTACTTTTTTAGCATCTTTTGATAAAGTATTTGATAATCTACTTGAAAGTTCATCTGCCATTTGTCACATATAATCATTTCATTTTGTTACTTTGAATTTTCAATCTATTAAATTAAGAGCCTCATCAGCTTGTTTCATAGATTTTATATATAAACTTGTAGCTTCATCAACTGCTTCATCTCAAACTTTTGTCATTCATCTTTTAACTGCGAATTCTCACGGAGTTTCTCATAATGGGTTTGCTTTTGTTTTTGTGATATTTTGAAAATCTTCTATATCTTTTGCATTAAATCTGTTCGCTTTTGTTGATAATTTTGCTGCCGTCTCAGGAGCTAATCACTCTAATTTAATTTTCTTAAACGGTCTTTGTATATCTCTTGATATTGATTTTGATAATCATTCTATACCTCATTTTGTTCATGCAGTTGCATATTTAGATCCCTTTTGTATTGTTTTACTAATAATAGGTAATACTGCTTTTTCTAATACAGCTCCTCCTGCTCCTCAAAACGCAGCTCATGTTGCTAGTTCTCATGCTGTTGGTAGTCTTCATTCTCATGCTATTGTAAAAGCTCACATACCTTCTGCTCATGCTACTGCACCTCTTCATACAGTAGGCAATAATCATTTTCATTTAAACAAATTAGCACCTTTTATTGGAATAGGAGCGGTAAGAGCTAACTCACCCGCCGTTCTTCTAATTCATCTTTGTTGTCCTGTTATATTTCATTCTCATGCTCTTGTTATATCCTCTCATAGCTGTTTTTGTTTTGATGCTAAATCTTGTCATCATTGATAAAATATATTATCTTTTCTATCTAGTCAAAATCATTCTCATAAATAACCTGCTCATTCGGCAAGTCATTTATTTAAAAGATATCATACATTTCATACAACCCTTGGTATTTGTTCTCATGATCTCAACACTCAAATTCAAAATTCTTTAACTTTTTGTGGTAGAGATAATTCATTTTTTTTCTTTAATGATTTTAATCTATCGATTGTTGTTGTCATTTTAGTCTAAAATAGATGATAAATTATTTTCCTCCAACCATTGAAGCGCTCCCTCTTCTGTGAGTTCTTTAGAATCTATAGCTCTTTCTATTTCTTGAATAAGAGATTCTTTTGTATAATCAACTCCATCTTTATCGGTATATATTGGTTGTGATACATCTCATGTATATTCAAGTCAAACACTTTTTGCTTTTGCAAGAGCATTATCAACTATTGTTTTTTTACCATTTCTTAATAAATCTCAGTAATCAGACCATAATTGCATATTTGCGCCTATTGTTGTAGGATTTGCAATAATAGATTCCATTAATTCTAAGTCTGGTCAATTTAATACTCATAGATTATAAATCTCTTTTGCTATCAATTGAGCGTTTCTTATTTCTTGATTCATTTTTTTACCAACATCTGATAGTTTTGTTTCAGTTCAATATTTATCTACTTGTGCAATAACTTTATCCATTGATTGAATAAATGGAGCAACGTTATTTACAGCTTCAGCGATTGCCTCTTTTTGTTTTGTACTTGTACCTATAAACGCATCTGGATTTGAGATAGTAAATCCTTTAGATTTAAAAGATTCATTTTTACTATCTATATATCCTTCTTGGGCGCTTTGTACAAAATCATTATATTTTTTACTTCCTTGTTTTAATCAAGTTGGAACAGTTCAATTTTCTACATATTTAGTATATTCAGAAAGTTTATTTTTATCAAATGTAGGCTCTTGTGTTCATTGTGTTTGTTCTATTTTTGCTAATTCATTATAGAAATTAGGACTTTCTCTTTGTAATTGAGCACTCATTAATAATCATAATTGATCCTCACTTAAATCAGAGAATTTAGCTTGTCTATCTATACCAGCTTGTGCCATTAAATCTTTAGCATATCTGTCATTATTAGCAGTATCCATTGTTCATACCCATGTAGCTAGTCTATTATATACACTATCACTTCATGCTTGTGTTAAAGCTATTCTATAAGCATCTAATCAATCTTGTACACTTGCAAACTTTATATAGTTACCTCATTCATTTTTTGGTCTATATGTTCATTGTTCGTATGAAACTCCTTCTTTATCAAACAATCATTTTAAGTTATTTGAAATACCCCAAGTCATTCAAGTTGGGTTGTTATTTTTAAATGAAGCTTCATTTGGATATTGATTAATTAATGCATCATTTGATGTAAAATCTACACTTGAATAATCTATATTTCCTTGTTCATCTCTAATAGCTCATGATACAGATATTGGATCCCATTGATTAGTACTTGAATTATATTGTACATAGTTTGGTTCATCTGCTGTACCTATATTCTTAATATCAGGAGTACTTTCTGTTCATGGTTTTAATCCAGTATCAAATGTACTGATAATCTCTCATGTTTGCGTATTTATAAGCGCTTGTTTTCAAGTAGCTGGATCTGTTATAATATCAGTAGGTATTGATTCTGATTTATAAGATTGTTGTAAATCTATTAATGCTTTTTGTTGTTCAAATTGTTGAGCATCTCTTTGTGCTTGTTGTTGTTGAGATTGTTCTTGTTGTAACATATCAAACGCAAAACCTCTTTTTTCTTGTTCTAATTTATCTGCTCTGTCTTGTTGAGTAAGTTGGAAGTCATAATCCTTACTTGCCATTTGAGTTTGATAATTTATATTTGCTTGTAAATTACCAATTTCATAACTCATTGATTTTATTTGTGCATTAGTATCTTTATTTTGTCTTGCAGCTAACATTGTAGCTCTATTTATACTAATTCATGGATTCTCTTTTATAATATTTTCTAGTCTTGCATCTCTTTCATCTACTAATTTTTGTATATCTGTATTTTTTTGATTTAATTCTACAGTATCAGAAGTTAATTCAGGATAATTATTATCCATAAATGACTTAAAAGACATTACATCTTTTCATTGTGCATTAAATGAGTCTATAATTTGTTGTGATAATTTTTCTAAATATGTTGGTTCTTGTGTTTTTATAGATGTATCTTTTTTATTATACACACTTAAAACATTAGATGCTGTATTATTTATATCATCTATTGCTACTTTCTTTTCATATTTTGCTTTTGCTTCTGCTAAGTTTGGATTCATTGCAATATCTCTTTCTAAAGAAGTTCCTATTTCTCAGTTAACATAAGCATTATATAATTGATCTGTACTCATTGCAGAATACTTTTGACTAGTATTGTATCTAGCCTGTGCCTTTGCGTATTGTGGTGTCTGTTTTATACCTGTATCTGGTATCTCTTGACCTGTTAATAATTGATTATAAATAGAGTCTGCATTTTCTCATCCTATCTTTGTTTTAATTGGGTTTCATGCCTCATCTATTACCCATTGATAATCTACTCATCAAATATTAGCTTTTAAAACTCAGTTTTCGTTAGTAGCTACTGTATTGTAACCACTTTCGATCATTTGTTCTAAATCTGCAATATTACTACCTTGATTTTTCCATTCTTGTATTGAAGTTGGAGCTTGTATAGCTGGATTAATATCTTTTGGTTGTTGTGTTTTAATTGGTTCAGCTGTTTTTAATCATACTGCAGGAGTTGGTGCTTTATCAGCAACTGGTATTGTAGGAGTTGGCGCATTATTAAAATTTGGTGCTTGTGTAATGTTTTGTACTGGTGTAACTGGTTGTGTTACTGGTGCACCACTTGTTTGATTAGATGTATTTAAAGTAGGTTTTACTTCTGCAGTAAATCATGCTAATTTTGCCTTTGCATTTTTTATTCACAAATTATAATCTCATCATGCCTTAGCAATTTCTGCTTTTCATAAGTCAACTAACTTTTGTGCATTCACATCGGATAATAATCAAGATTTCTTTTGTTCTTGCGCTATTTGAAGAGCTGTTTTAGTAGCCATGGTAGAAAGTTATTATTTAATATAAATATAATACATTATTTGTTCTTAAATACAAGTATAATTGAAATATAAGCTATTTGCTTGATCGTTTCTTGTGACCGTTAATGTAAATCAATCACTATCCATACTTTTTAATTCTGCTTCTATATCAGGATAAACACTCGCTGGTCCTTGCCATGTTAAATATATTACTTTTGTTGTAGAATAAGATGTTCAAGTAAAAATAGTATTATTATTATCATGAGCATATATACAGCTTCAAGTTTCTCAATCACTCACACTTCAATTACTAAATACAGAATGCCCACTAATGGCAGGATTCGCATTTATTATAATAGATTTAGGCTTAAATCATACTCAGGTTACAACTACATCGTATGGTACAGTTGCAGGAGATACAACCTTAAATCATGCCTTATTATTACTAGAAAAGTTCCTCAGTGCTACATTAGCATCTAATGTATTTTGAGATTGTCCGTAATCATAATTAGGAAGATTTATTGTTTCAGGTGTAATAGTTTCTATCTTCTCTATTCACTTATAATTATTACTATCTCATATTGTTTCTTGACTAATCGTCGTTGTTTTCGTCATAATAAATATTTATATCATAAAGTTTAGGAGTAACTGTTTCATCTCATGTCATTAATCATACTGCTATTTCTGACACATTAAATTCATATGGTATATTAAACGTCTCCCTATTTCCTGTAGTTATTGTTCAAATATATTTATAATCTAGTCTAGCTTTATCTGAATAAAAACTTGCTACTCATGATCATCCAGTTTTTGTATATGTTCATTCATATATTCAATATGTTGAAGTATATGTTGCATATAAAATAGCGGTTGTTCATATAGAAGACACACCATATATAGTATATGTATTTCATCAAGAAGTATAAGTATCTCATATACTAGGTATATCTCATTCAGAACTAAACTTTTTATAAATTATACTATATAATACTCAATCATCTGGCTTATAATATAGATTTATTGCTGTGTTTTCTTCTAATTCAACTCATGCTGTTATTTTTTCTAGGTTCTTTATATTTGAATATGTTACTCAATATATTGGATGATATTCTATAAATCATTCTATTTCTGTTGAATACTCAGCATTTAGGTATTGATTAATTCTATATGATCAAGTCACTCATCAAATATTTCCATATCAATATATATTTAAATTATATGAATTTCAAACTGTATAATTCATACTTGATATATAATCAAGAGGGCTTAAGAATTCTCTTACTAAAGCTTTTGGCAATCACGGAGTTTCTGTTCAATAAGTGTATACATCTCAGTTATTAGGTATTAATAATCTCGTACCTATTGTTTCAATAGCGTTTGTTCTATCTGGATTAAAATATATTCTTTGTTTTGTTGTATTACTAGTAATTGCACTTTTAAATACTAGATCTAATTGTATTCAATTTACTACATACACAGCTGTTTCATTTGAATATGATCATCATATGATTATATAATCTATATTTCAGAAGTTTGCTACATTTTGCAATGGTTTATCAGTCCAATTAATTGTCCTATTTGCCGTTGTTGATACTCAATCCCATAGATATTGTCTTGTTGTAGATCAGTCTGTTGCATATACAAATATCTGATCTGCTACTTTTGTTATTCATTTTATAGTATATCAAACATCTAATGCTAATACATCAGTAAAAATCCAAGTAGCTCACGTTGTATCTACTTCGATTATTTTATTTCAAGATCAAATATATATAAAGTTTTGAATAACTAAAAAAGGAGAGTATGGATCAAATGCAGTTGTATGAGTTTGACTTGTTATATTTCATCCAGTAGCTCATACTCATAAATAATCATCCGATCCATCATAAGTCCATTTATATAATGTACTTGATCATCCTATAATAAATCAGAATGTTCATAATACCGTACTAATAGTTCATGCATTATATATTATTCATCATAAATCAATTACATAATTGCTGTCAAAATTATTTTTACTTGAATTAATAATTCTTCCTGCGTATCAAAACTCTAGAAATTTTGTATTTGTTGAATATATAGAAGATACAACCCTATAATTCTCACTAGTTGATAATAATGTATAGCTGTCTTCCTGCCTTGAATTCATAGTAATAAATTTACTATTATTCCTTAAATCAACTCATTCTGCATTTGTTATAGATCCAACACCTCATAAACTTGGATCATTACTTATTCATCATGTAGCGTTATTTAATAGTAATCTTTGCATAATATCTAGGCTCAAATAATAAAGTTATTTTCTTCTTGTTGATCAGGATATAACATTGTTATAGGTCATTCTCTTCTTGATGTCATATTTTGTATTGCTATTGTTTTTTCGTTAATGTAGTCATTTTGAGCCTTTTGTATTTCGTTATTTTCAACTCTTTTACTCATTAATGCATAAGGTATACATCCCCATAATAATACTCTTTGATAATCAACTGGTATTTTTAAATCAGCTTCTGTTGTAGATATTGTATAGTCTGCAATTTTCTTAATTCATGTTAATTGTATTCTATTTGATAATGAAGCTTCTCTAAATGCAGGAGCTATAAAATAAGAATTATCTGATATATAATATATAGGATCATCCGTAGATTGATTTTCTACATAGTAATTCCATTGGTGCTTTAGACTATCTGGACTTACTTCTCTTGCTGGAATGTATATAGGTAGTCAAGTTTCTGTGTATGTATCTCATGTGTAATTTATAGCTATATTTTTTAGTATTTTAGATCATGCAGTATCTGATGCAACCTCAGGCATTGTATATTCTGAAATTAAAGTTGTTGAATCAACAGCCCAAATATCATAGTTTCTATCTGTTTGAGCTCAAACTATAGCACTCCAAAATTCATCTTTAACGACATTGATATCAATTAAAAAATCAGCTTGGCTATATTGTGATGTAGATGCTCCTGTTATTCTTCTTAACTGGGACTCTATTGTGGTTATCAACATATTTTTTATAGTTATAATATTAATCTACTAAATAATGCCCACTATTTCTAGTGAGCAATATTAAAAGACTATGCTTCAGCAGCAGCTGATTGAACATAAATTCTTACCATTCTATCTTTACCAGATTGAGGTGTTTTAAGACCATATCTAGCATAAACTAAATAGTTTGTAACTAAATTAGCAACTTGTTCAACAGTTTTAATTTTAACTGAATCTCTAAGAGCCATTTTAATTGCACCTTTTTCCATAATAGCACAGTTAATTGCTTGTGCTTGGAAGTCATTAGCAGCAGCATTCATTGAAGATGAAGCTATTAATGCACCTCTTTTTGAAGTGATAGTTACAATAGTTGTACCATCAACAGCAGTAACACCGCTTAATTTCGCTCTATCATCAGCAGATAATTGAATATATGTAGTTCCAACAGTTCCTGAATCATTGATAGCAGCAACTAAATTAGCTACTGAAGCAGCAGCAGTACCACCAATATCAACTGAACCAGCCCCTGAAGGAGTAGCATTAAATGTGAATTTAACACCTTGTATATAAATATAATTACCTTCTGAAGGATTTGTAGCTAAATCTAGTACAGCAGTACCAGTAAGATTTGAAGCTTCATAAACCTCCATACCACCAAAAGTTCCTCTGAAACCTCTAGTATATGCGTTATCAGCAACATTCATTCCACCTGTTTCTAATCCAAGTGTATTAATAGCTACTAATGTAAATGAATCTACAACTAGTGCCATATTACTTGCGTTTGCTCCTGAATTAGTAAGTGCAGCTTTTGCAGTACCAAATACAGTAGAAATATTTTGAGATGCTCATGTAACTAATGCAACTGGAGTAAGAGTACCTTCATTTGTACCAACTCAGTTATTATCATATTTCCAAGTAGCGTTTAATACTTCAGTTAAGAAGTCTCCGTCAATTCTTTCTTTTAATTTATACCCAGCATTTCTAATAATTTCTGGTGTCATATTGATGTAGTTATCTTCTACATCTAATGCATCGATATTAAAAGGAATCATAGGAGTTGTATTGATCACTAATTGATCAGTAAATGTATTAGTATCTTTGAAAGTAACATCAGTATATTTAGTATAATCTACTGAAGCTTGATATGATACTCTTGGAAGATTTTTAGTTGTTCCATTAGGAATATCTATCATTTCTGCTAATTCCATAGAAACTAGACTTTTTTCAAGGTTAGCTTGAAGAGCGTTAGCCCAATGTTGTTTTACAACATATTGAAAATCATTTGACATTGTTGTGTTAAATTATTAATTAAATTTAACAATGTTTTTAGATTATTCCCATCCATTTACTTTTCTCCATTTTGCCTGATCTTCTTTTGAAAGATTTAATGCATCTGCTGGAGATATAGATTTCATATCAGTATTTTTAGGTACAGTATTTTTTCAAATATTGAAATCCTTTTTAGATGAACTTTCTTGGGGAATATCCATTTTCACGAATTTCCACGCTGTCTTTAAATCCATGTTATATGATAACATTGTTTTACGGATTTCGTCCATATGTGGTTCTGCTTCAGGATTCTTTGTAGTAAATATTTCTTCTTTCATTGAATCAATATCTTTTTTACTATTTAAATCTTGTACAGTTTCAGGATTAAGTTCCCTCCATTGTCTTAGTTCTTCCTGAGCCTCAGCGAGTTCTTGTTCTCTTTGGCTAAGTAGAGCTTCTTTCTCTTTATTACTCTTATATAGAGCTTTAAAGTTGGAGTTATTTTTCTTCGCAGAGGACTCATTGTTTTCTTCCTCTCCTGAAATTTCGTTATCATTTTCGCCGTTAGCTGAGTCAATAACTTCCTCATCAATTTCTTGATTTTCCATGTTTCTTTATTTATGCTATAAAAGCTCAGTTTGGTTTACAAACTAATTTATATCCTATATCTTTTATATAGAATACAATCAATCTATAATTTTTCCCATTTATATCATCCTGCTGTTTTTAATTTTCAATTACAACATGCAGAAATATTTTGGTGTGGTATTTTAAGTATTTTTTCTACCTGATTCATACTCCCCCATAGTTTAATAAAATTAGACTTATAATCAAGCTGTATTACTTTTATAATTTTTTTATTCTTATAGAAATGTAAATTGGAGCTTACTTTTCTTAATCAGTTTTCCCGAGCATGTCTAATATTTTCTTTAGTAGTACACCATTCAAGATTTTCTAGTCTATTATCTGTTTTTATTCAATTTTTATGATTAACCTCTTTCTTAACACAGTCATTTTTTATAAAAGTACTTGCCAATAATCTATGTACTAACTTTTGGCTTCATTTACCATGAATAGATAAACTAGTTCTTAAATATCACTTATTTGTTATATATGGATTTAAAATTCATACTTTTCAACTTCTTTTATAGTTTAGACTTTGTATTCTTCCTAAAGTACTAGCTTGGTATAATTACTCATATCAAGGTATATCTTTCCAAATTTCCATATTCTTATAGTTATAGTATAAATTTTATGGGAGAGAAGTAATCTATAACATTACTTCTCTATTATGGGTAATTAATCCAACCATTTTAATATTTAATCTCCAATTACAAGACTTAATTATTTTAAGTCCTGCATATTGATTATTAATTTACATCTGTACTCAGTTTAAAATCTTCTTCTGACATCTCATAAGGATTACTATCATCTATTCCTTCTTTGATTTTATCATAATATGTAGCAATTTCCTCTAACTTTCTATATACATTTATATAAATAAGTCTATGAGATTTTAACATATCTAAATCAGAATATAATGGAGAATCAAAACCAATTTCTACTTTATCATATATATTTGTATTAGCATTATCTATTTGTTCTTGTATATGTTGTTTAAATAATGATCCTGTTTCACTATCTTCAATACGATCAATTACGTGTGTAAATATTTCTATATATAGATTTAATTTATCTAATTCAGAGTGTTTAACTGCTGTTTCTTTTCTTTCTTCAATACATAATCTTATTTCTTCAAGTAATTCTTCTCATTTACTTTCACAGTCTTTTAATATTTCTTTCCAGTTTTTACTAGTTTCATATTTTTTTAACTTTTTATAAACCTCTCTTCTTTCTTCTTCGCTTAAATCTCTTTTTGTCATAGGTATATTTTAATTTATAATTTATACTCAACTTACTTGTTGTGCACTTGCTATATTATTTGACACTGCTTGACTTTGATTTAACATTCACGCATTTTGTGATACATTAGCTTGTTGTCATTTCATTATAGCTGCTTGTATATGTGCATATTGATGTGCCTCAGCTTCCTTAGTAAGTATTAAGCTTCACATTTCCATTAAATGTTGTTCGTCATCATCATCTGGATTAATATCAATATATTCTCAGTCATTAAGCAATTCATTTTCCATTGATTGTAAAATTTGCTGTGCTGTCTTTGGTATTTCTATATCTATATCCTCATCAGGAATACCATTTGCCTCTGCAATTCTTCTTAATGTTGCTCTTTTACTTCATTCGTTAATTGATTGATCTTGTAATATTAATGGTCATGTAACTTGATAGGCTAAAGCTTGTTTCCTTTTTCTTGTTTCACTTTGTGCATTACTTTCTATACTAATTGCAAGATTTCATTCATATATAAAGTCTTTTCTTTTTAAATTAATTGGTACTTGACCCGTTCACATTCATGCAAATATAAGTTTTTTATCTGCGTCTGTGAAATTCTGATAATAACCAGCAAACCAATCTTGTACTTCTTTTTCTACTCCAATTAAATCTATTTCTTCGTTAAGAGAGAGATTTACATCTGTATTACTTTGTATTAATTGATTCGTTCCAAGTGTTTCTCTTTTCTCTGGAGTAGTTCATTGTACAACTTCACCAATACTAGTAGATTTTTCTACTTGTCTATCCATTAATTGTTCTACTGTAATACTTGTATCTATTCTTAAATCTTTTTGTACTGGAGAGACTAAATTTTGTAAATTTACTTGTGGTCCATTTATACCAGTAGATATTGGAATACCTTTATTAAATCAAAATGCTAAATCTTTTCCACTTACATAATCTTTATTATATAAATACATAGGATATAACTCAGCTCTCATTTTATCTAATCTTAAATTAGCAATGATTGCTTTTTGTATTTGAACGTCTCTACAATAATTAGCAGGCCTATCTCAAAAGAAATTATCTCTTAATGGTTTCCAATATTTAAATGATAAAGGAAATTTAATAGCTTCTGGATTTTTTTCTTCGTATTTATTTCATGCAGGAATTATTCACGCATTTAATACTTTTGTTTCATTTCACCCAGTTAATACCCACACTTTTCTATTTTCTATAATACAAAAATGCAAATATACTTCATATAATCACTTATCATCTAAGTAATTTAATCATTGATCAACTTGACTATCTCTTTTATTTGCTATTGCTCATTGCGTACTTTGTCATTGTGATAATGATTCAGTATCATAACCCTCAACCTCTAATTGTTCTTTTGTTTTAATTGAACTAAATCAAATAAATCTATAATCTCATGTGAAATAATCTCATGATGGATCAGGAACAGCTAATAATGGATTTATTACTTGAAATATATTTCTTTTATATACTCAATCCCATCCTACTTTTGCTTTTATTGTTATTCAAGTCGCATACTTGTCAAAATAACCGTAGTAATTCAATGCTTTCATATAAGGAGTTTGATTGTCTTCCTCATATACCATATTTAACATTTTTATCTCTCTATCTATCCCGTTTTTATCTCATTTAAATTTTACTGGTGTTTTATTATGAAAACTTCTTGAAACTAATGCCGTATGTACATTAAATAATGTTGTATCACCTATTTTTCCTTTTTGCTTAACTTGATTTCTTAATAATACTAGATCTGCCTCTATCTCATCTCTTTCTCATTCTACGTATAGATCTCATAAAGATCTTTCTTCACTTACCTGAGTCAATACAGACTCTTCATTTGTTCAAAGAGTCTTATAAAAATCCTGTAATCATTTTTTTACCTCTTTCATTGACATGATTTCTGTTATTTCTTCTTTGTTTTTTTCTACCATAATTGTTTTTTAATAGGTATTTATATATAAATATAATATATTTAATAATATTTGCAAATATATTTTTTAATATACATTATCGTCTAGTATTAATTCAAATCCTTCATCTTCTTCTTCTCATAGTATTTCTTTATCTATATCATCAGAAGTTTGCCCCTTTTCATTTACTTTAGAGTACGGGTTAAATTCAAGTTCATCTTGTTCTCATTGAATAATAGGTGTTTTCATTAAATGATATACAATAGTAGCAAGATACCTCAAAGCATCAGCATAATGAGATGTCCAATCATGTTTTGGAGTCTTTTTAAATTCTCCTCTATTTTCGTCATATTCATATTGATATAATGAAATATCATTTAAAAAATCCTCTAATCACTCATCAAAATATAAACTCTTAAATATTAATCTACAAGATGTAATTCATGACTCTATAGTATTCATTGGAACAACATCACATCTACCATATCATTCTAACAATCTCGACGCTATTTCTAATCTACTCATACCACTTCATAACTCCCTCTGTTTTACATCATGTGGAAACCAATGTGTATCAAAATTATATAATGTCCCTTTTATATAATCTGTATAATGTTCTAATCAGTAACCAGTATTTTTATATGTATCAATAATATGTATCTGATTTCATACTATTTGCATAAATATAAGAGTCATAGCATCTGATATTCAAAGATCCCAAAATGTGTACACTGGTACATCTTTATTATAAGCAACCTTTGTAACTCTTCATTCTTTATATGATAACTGCAATTCCTTTCAATAAACAGCTCATCTCATAAAAGCCTCCCAACTACAATTATATTCCTGCTCAAACTCCTCTTCTGTCATTTCAACTCTTGCATCTGATATTTGCTCTTCATCTAACAATCAAGTATCTGTATGTTTTAATAAAACTGTATAAAATCTATCATCTTTTAATGCTCTTTGATATAATTTATAAAAAGCATTTTTTCATTTTGGTGTACCAATCCATGTAACCCATCATCTGTTTGCATTTATCATTGGAAATATAATTTCTCAATATATCCAAGATGGTTGCTGTGCATATTCATCAAAAATAACTCATTTAAGATCTAATCATCTCAATGAGTCTGGATTTTCTGCACCGAATAAACTTAATGTACTTCAATTTAAATACGTAACTATTAATTCAGATGAATTATATGTAAATCATGTTATTTGATCTCAATACTTTTTTATCATTCTCCATGCTATCTTCTTTGCTTGTCTGTAAGTGGGTGCAATATATCAATAATCTCACGCAACTTGAATTGACTCTAATATTCAATCCAACACAGCTCAAACAGTTTTTCATCATCTTCTATGAACAACTAGTACATTAAATCTTTTTTTATTCTTAATATAAGATCTTTGCCACTCTCTTAAGTTCTTTAAATTTATTTTCATATCTACGGTGGACATAGTTAATATAATGCCTATTTAAAGCAAACTCAATTTTTGTAATTACAGCTGAATTACTATCTCTCAAACTGGTTTATCATTCTTATCACCAAATATAGCCAATCTCTTTGTACTCTTCTCTGCTATATCACTCATAATCTTTAAGTCATTTAATGTAACATCTTCGTCTTCTTTTTCTACTATCTTTTTAAATTCCCTTACATTTAATCCTGCTACTAAGTCCATTATTTCCTTATCATTAGAGAGTACTCTATCCATAATTTGTCCCTTAGCTCAGCTTTGCTCAATTTCTTTTTTATGATTATGCGCACTTCAATTAGATAATCAAGTTTTCTCTGCTAACTGTCTTTCACTTAAAGTTGGATCTTTCATAAGTGCTTTTACAATTTCTGCTTGATTTTTTTTCTTATCTGATCTTTTTGATTCTATCATCTTTATAGAGTTGTTTTATAAATAAAAGGTATATTTTTTAATTTTTAAATAGATAGAGGATAATACATAAACTAGTATTATATATTATATGTTATTTTAAAGATGATCATTTCTTCCTGGCAACACTTTTCAACATACCCAGTTTTTTTTTAAAAGTGTTTTTACAATATAATCATATATTATCCTCTATATATTTAAATAATAAATAGTGTTTGAACTTCCATATACTTATTTCATCGGCTGTATTTTTAGATTTACCTAAATTGATAATAGGCTTACTATTTATCTTGATCCATCACATCAAGTACCAATATATATATTATACTCCTTTATATTTAATATTCAATTTTTAGTTAGTAATTGTGTTATGTTTTGAATAATATATTCTTTGGTAAAGGTTTGTGTAATTGCAAGGCCTTGAGCTTTAAGAAATTTATATAAAGAAAAACTCTAGGCACAGTTAGCCATTAGTCATTACCACTCAGACCTATAGTCCTATCTCTTGTTTGATTACTCAAAACATAGATAACTTATTACGATCTATAATCTCCGTATAATAGGAATTAGCAATCGGGAAGAAGCCTTCGTGTCAAACCATATCACGACCCCTTTAGTAGATTCTATATCTTACCATTCATCTTTAGGGTGGCTGTTTATAATCAGCAAGGTATATTTAAATAAAAAAAACACTAGCTATGTGCGTAGCTAGTGTCTAAAAACTCATATTGTATGAATTGCAAGGCAACTTATACGCACCTATAAGTTTTTAATGTATTTACATATTATTCATTTAATAAATTAAGTCAAATAAAAAATTAATTTTCTTTTTAAATAATCACACAATCTCTACATTAAGCCATTGCAATATAAAATAAATACATATACTATAATTACTTATTATTAAAAAAAGAAGATGTTAACAGATTATAGAAAAGCTGAATGTAACAAGTGTGAGATGAAAAAATACTCACAAGAGGCAAAATATGATAGATTTGAAATATTGTATGATATAGCATAACATAGCCAAAAACTAAAAGGGATATTATTTTTATCCCTTTTTTTTGTATAAATATTTGCATTATTAATATTTAATATGATATGATTATATTAGTTGAACAAAACAACTATTTAATACTTAATCATATAAACATATGAAACAAATAAACAAAATGAAATTTAGTGACGAGCAGTATAAATTAATTATAGAAGAGACCCAGCAGATTCTAAGGGACATAAATAAAAAGCATTTTATAAACTGGAAACAAAATTAATAATATTTTAAAAATAAAAACAAAATTATGAAAAATACATTAGATATAAAAGAAATTTACGCAAGAGATTATTTACTTGCAAAATGATACGCTTTACTTAAAGATATGGATTTAATAGAAAGACTTATGTTTAAATATACTAAAATTACTAAAATACTCGTTATAGGATGGCTTTCGTATATTGTTTGGATACTTTGTATATGGTTAACAATTTGAAGCGTCTCAGCGCAATATAATGAGTTTTGAGATAGAGACTATGAAAGAGATCAAAGAATAGAAGCGTGTACAGTAGTTTATATGGCAAATAAAGCCTTTGTAGATAAAACATATATACATAAAGATCAAGACGTAATAACTAGATGTACTACAATGATGTGATTAATAGGTGCATTTGAAAGTTCTTACTTTACATCGAGAAGATGTATTGAAGATAATTCCTGTTATTGAATTAAAGATTGGAATACATGAAAATTCAAAATATATAAAAGCAGATTTGCTGGTAAGTTAGATTTTGCAGATAAGTATTTAGTAGGTAATTGAGATGATACATTTAAGTGACATAAAAATAAAAACATAGAACAATTTGTTTATAACTGGTCGCATACTGATCGTGTTGTTTATACTAAATTTGTAAAAGATAGATACTGGAATATGTATAATTCAATGAAAGATTTGAAATTTGTGATAAATTAATTATAATTTCTATGCATATCTGAAAATGCAAGTCATATAAATTAATTTTAAGTAAATTAAAGTATTACTTAGTCGAATAAAAAAACATCATAGCAAATAGTTATGATGTTTTTTTATATTTAAATTTGTTTTTATTTGAAAATTTAATATAATATTCATGTCTTTATGACACTGTTCTTTAATTAAACTGATGTTTTCTAGTGTACTGATATATATATTCGTGGTTGTTTATAAATATAAGTACATTAGCAAAAGGAAAAGAACATAAAACAACACTTAGCTTAACAACCACTTTAAAGCTAGGTGTTTTTTTATTTCATAATTTTTAAAAAAATGAAAGAACAAAGAGATAGTTTAATATTTTATAGAAGTTTTTATGATGCTATAAAAGAACTAACACCATTGCAACAATGAGAAGTTTATAATGCAATATTTCAATATTGATTAGATTTTAAAGATCCTGAATTAAGTTGAGTTAGTAAAATAATATTTACTTTAATAAAGCCACAACTAGAGGCAAATATAAAAAAATATATAAATTGAAATAAGCAAAAACAAAGCAAAACAGAAGCAAAACAGAAGCAAAACATAAGCAAAGACGAATCAAAACATAAGCAAAGCAGAAGCAAAACAGAAGGCAATGTAAATGATAATGATAATGATAATGATAATATATATAGAACAAAAGATGGTTTTTATAAAAAAGAAATAAAAGAAGAGTTAGAAAATGTTATAGAACATTGGAATAATATTTTTAAAGAAAAAAGACAAGTAACAAACGATCTGTTAAAATATTATAAAATTCTTAGAAAAAAGTATTCTTATGATGAGTTTAAAAAATGATTTAGTAATTATTGTAAATCTAAAGTGGATATAGAACAGAAATATAGATTAAGTCCTATATGATTTATGAAACAGAGTAATGGTTTTATTTCTTATTTATAAAATTATGAGTGAGTTAGTATATTGATATAATGAACAAGTAGAACAGGCTTACTTGTGATGTATTTTATTTGATAATGAAATTATACAGAAAACAACATTGGAAGAAAACGACTTTATGTGTTCTACTAATAAAACTGTATTTAGAATGTTTAAAGCATTAAATGAAAACGGGAAAGCTATCACACCACTAATATTTAAGAGTTTCATAGATAGTAAAAAGATTAATATACCAGTATCGTATGTATTTGATTTAGATGGGTCTTGTGAACATAGTATGTTTTTCAGAGACTATGAAGAACAAATAAAAGATAAAAGTAATAAGCAGAAGATACAAAATATAAAAAATAGAATGAGTCAGGACAATATTTATGAAAGTATCATGGAGTTAAATACAATAAATAAATGAAAGGATAGATGAAGCTGAATACTTGATCTTGTAGATAGTGTATGAGATTTACTAGATGATTATAAAAAAAGATGACAGATGTTATGATATAAATGACCATTTCCTTTGTTAGATAAATATATATGAGGGATTATATCTTGAAAGGTATACACGATAATAGCATACTCTAATGTTTGAAAGACTAGTTTTAGTTACAGTTATGTAGTAAATGCTTTGAAGGAATGAAAGAGAGTAAGAGTATTTAGTACAGAGGAACAAAAGAACAAAGTGTTTTTAAATATAATTAAATCGTATTATAATAAGAGTATAAAAGACTATATGAACGATTACATTATTAATATGGATGACTTTGAAAACTTAATAGTTTACGATGATATATATAACCTAGACGATATATTAAAAGAAACAAAAAAAGACGAAGTGATATTTATAGATTACATACAGAACCTAAAAGTTAAATGAGTTTGAGAATATGAACAAATGACTATAGCAGCGCAAGAGTTACAAAGAAAAGCTATACAAGATAATAATACAATATTTTCTATATCTCAAGTAAACAATGAGAGTAGAAACAAGGAGGCAAACTATATGCAACCAAAATGAAGTTGAGCCATATTTGCTTCAAGTGATGTTATACTTGCTTTATATAAAGAAAATGAGGAGCTTAAATTAAATCTTTTAAAAAATAAGTTCTGACCAAATAATATAAAGTTTCTAGTTGGTGCTGATTTTACAAAGCTACAATTTAGACTTACAGAAGAACTTTGAACTAGAAAACTAGTAACTGATTATAATTGATAATACTATAAAAATGTGGATAAAAGATATAATTAAAAAAGAATACAGTAAATTAAATAAAAGTGAAATTATAAAAAGGCTATATAAAACTAAATATATTAATAACTAAATAGAACCCATGAATATACTCGATATATTTCTACCAAGAGAAACTAAGAATCTACAAAAAATAAATAAATTAGCTAATAGATTTAATAAGTTAATAGAAGAAAAAGAAGATGATGCATTTCAATATTCTATAATATGATTTGAATTAGGTAGAATAGAAACTAAAGAGCATAAAGATAAAATAGAGATATGGCAAACAATGTGTAAAAATATAATTGATATTAAAATTAAAAAAATGTTATGAAAATAAGTACTCCTATATTATGAGAAACAGAATTAGAAAACTTTTTGCCTAAGTTAAAACAGTTTTGAGAAACTGCTAAATTATTAAAAAGACATTATCCAAGTGCATGGAATTCATTAGCTTGTCAATATAAATTTGATACTTGGGGAGATAAAAGTATTAGCGATGAATTATTTACAAAGAAATTAGAAGTAATGATTATGCAAGATGAAGAAAGAAGATCTAAAAATTAACTCCTATAGAATAATATATATTAATAACTAAATAGAACCTATGAAAACATTAAAAGAATTACAAGAATATTTACATAATCAAGAATGATGAAATACAGCTTATTATATTTGATACAAAAACGCTATAGAATGAATATATGAAGATATTAAAAATTCAGGAGCAACGTCAGTACAAACTATTGAAAAATATTTACAAGATTTAATTAATAAATAAAACCTATGAAAGAATACATACTATGTAAAAATATAGAGGAATTTAAAAAAGCACAAGAATACTTTATTTATAGAGGGTGTTCGTTTGGTTATACGTGATGAAATAAAGTAAGTATAGATGATAAATACATAGAATTATTTACTAAATGAAAAAATATAAGTGTTATTATAGATGATTTAAATATGTGAATTGCAGAAGAGGGAAAACAATATATGAGTCTAAAAAATTATACTCAAAGAAATATTTTTTGAGAAATTATAGAAAAGAAAAAATGGCGGCAGTTTAGTATTACATTAACTATTAATTAACAAATAGAACCTATGAACTCAGACTATGCGGAATCTGAAATGGAAATTGCTTCTGAACTAGACATATACAACTGTACTAAAGAAGATATGTATGAGTATCTAAGTACTGAAGAAATAGAATTGTTGAGTTGAAGGATATTAACGATAAAAAAATTAAATTATGGAAATAAAGACATTTTTTAAAGAATGAAATAAAAAAAAGAAAGCTAAACGATCTCTAAAAGATTTATTTATGGAGATATGGAACGAGAGAAATCATATTTGTGTAGAGTGTTGAAGAATACTAAATACACCTAAAGCACATAACTTTGCACACATAAAGAGTAAATGAAGTAGAATAGATTTAAAATATGATAAAGATAATATTGAGATTAAATGTTTCAAATGTCACTTCAAACAAGACCATGGCTTAAATCATTTATGAATAGATTTAGATTTATAAAAAATTACTATGAAAGAATTTGTTAAGCTAAAATATGACATACCTTTACCCTTCAAATTATCTACAAATAAGATATATTCTTGAATGGATTGGCGAAAAAGATCAAATATAGCTGATCGGTATCATAGACTAACAAAAGATGATTGTAATAAATTAACTAAATTTGATAATAAAGTATCAATAGACTTTCAATTTTACTTCAAAACACGTTGTTTTGATTCGTCTAACTGTAGTTTTATATGAAAGATGATAGAAGATAGCCTAGTGAAAAATAAACTCATTACAGACGATTCTAATAGGTATATTTGAAAAGTAAGTTATGAGAGTATTAGATTAGAATGAAAAGAGCGAAAAGAAGTACAGTGTGATTATGTCAAAATACATATTTATGAAATTTAATAAACTACACATGATGAAAATAAAAGCTAAAAAATGAGCAATAACTGATTTTAAGGTACTTAATTAATAATAATAATAAACAAATGAAAATTACAGAAAATATTAAGAATATATTAGAACAAGGACAATTTAAAGAAAACATTTATATTTTACCAGATGTTACACTTGATAGAAAAGATTATCAAGAAGTAAACAAAGTATTAATAAGTTTATGAGGTAAGTGGAAAACTAGAGTTTGACATATATTTAATTGAACACAAGAAGAACTAGAATGAGCTTTATTTGAAGTATTAGAAAAATGAGAAACTA